GTCTGCAGTAACTGCTGCGCCATCGCTGTCTGCTCGTCCAGCAAAGAAGCTTCTTGTCTCGCTAAGGATGTAGCTGTGTCCTGCTGCACACCTAGCGCTGATGTCTCTACTAACCTACGGAGTTGGCGCGCATCCATACCAGACTGAAGCGCTTGCTGTATCTGCTGCTCCGCTCCTAGCATCTGATTGTTAACACTAGTCGCTTCGTTGACGGCACCCATCCGCATACCTATAGCGTTCTGTCTGACACCAAAGCGTTGCTGCGCTGCTGCGTCACGTTGCTGTAGGTTGTTCATAGTGTCAGCGTACCGCTGCTGCATAACACCAAAACGAGACTGATCTGCTGCGATACTTGCGTTAGCGCGCTGAAACTCTAGCTGAGTCTGAGCGCCCTGTGACTGCGCTGTAGCTGCCATGACTCCCGCGTTAGCTTGCGCGCGTGCTGCATCTTGTTGCGCTTGAAGTTGCTGGATCTGTAGCTGCGTCTGTGCACGAGATATCTGTATCTGTTCGCGTCGCTGCTGCTCTAGCTGCCTGACGCTCATGTACGCATCTATACCCGGAGGGCGTGACGTAACTAATAAACTAGCTAAGGGACTCGCCATATATATATACCTATTCTCTCCTGTGCTTCTGCGCATACTCGTTATATGCATCGAACTCGAACTGATATCCGTCTATAGACCATACGCGCTCGTCGAGACTCCAGACACCTAGCTGATAACCGTAGGCGCTTCCTTGCAAAGCGACCTTAGCATTAAGGTAGGGTACGTTCTCTTTATCGGACAGACTTAGGTCGGTCAGGTCGCTATTAAGCGCGTAGATGTCTGTCGCCTGAAAGTCATCGTAACCGTAGTCCGTAATAACAGCTACGTTTGCGTCATTAGGTTGAGGCGCCTCTGGGTCATTGTAGAAGTGAACGTAGGCGTGTTTCATCCTTTTTATGTTAGAGATACTGCCACTAGTCAGTATCGGTGTGTGATAGACTGCAGGATATGCGCTCATGACTGTGACCGTACCTGTGCCTCTAGGTAGATTAAGCGCTCCTGAACCTGACCATGAGCTGTCTATGAGTTCGTTATTCCGGTAGACTATCGCGCTTGAGGACGACCCGCTCTGCGAGAAGCTACCGCCTGTACAAGAGACAGTGTTCGGATTACCTAACTCGACCGGAGTAGGTTTTGTTAGTGCCTGGTCTAAGTCAGCTACATTGTGTACGACCAGTCTAGATACGTGCTCAAACTCAAAGACATCAATCCACTCAGGTGGTGCGTTTGCTGATGGTTTAGCGAAGAACTGGAGTAACCAGGGATCGTTAGGATCTCCTGATGGTACGTAACGTACGCCTCCGAACTCACCGAAGTGTGTTCTGTTCTGGAAGGTAGTGAAGCTACCTGTAAACTCGAACGGGTCATCTACTCCTTCTATGTAATCGCGCTCGACCTCGCCTACAACGACTACATTAGAGTAAAGCGAAATCGAAAGATTATAGCGCTGACTTGTGTTATATCCAGGCAGTTCACAGGTCTGCTTCTGTGTACCAACAGGAATGAACTGTAGGTTTGTTAGACCTCGAACAGAGTATCGGTACTGTCCGCTAGTCAGTCCGACAAGTGATGTTGTCGCGCACGGGACATGATACGGAAGAATAAAATCCGTTCTGTGCGTAGAACCGCTGACGACTGTATACGTACTTATTTGTATACGAGGAACGAACGTAGGAAACGCTAGGGGTTCTAGTCCGCTGCCGCTCTCTGTACACGGCAGAGTGCCTGTACCGCCGAACGCTTGATTTACATGAGGACTGACGGTCAACGGCGCTCGGATCCCTACGTTACTTCCGAAACCCGTCTGATTAGAACTAGGACGGATGCGCGTATCGAACCTGTAAACAACTGACTGAAGGACTGCGCCATCAGATATGCGCACGACGTCTACAGGCATATCTGCGACTACATGATAACCCTCACCCGTCACCAACGCGCCAGTCGAGTCTGGAGACGTTCTGTTTAGCGGGTAACAGTTAGCGCCGCACTCGATCGCTGTAGCTGGGGGTTGCCCTGCTTCCGCGTTAGCTGTAGCGGATACTGGGCAGATGACGGAGTTAAGTTGATACGTCGAGACCTGAGGTTCAGGCACGATAATCTTCTCGTTACAGTCGTCTGGGTTAGGTGTAGCGTACTCCTCCGGTAGTCCCTCGATGTATACTGTGCGGTACCTATCGACTGTTCTCCTGATTTCTGCGTTTAGGTTCGCCTTTTCCTGATCACTAAGTTTACAGTAGTTAGGTACTGTACAAGCTGGATCAGGATAGATACGCTGCTGAGGTGGGATACTGGTCGTTACTTTACTCATACTGCATACACCGTAGGGAATGTTCTAAGTTCGATCTGTAGCGGTAGTCCTGGTGTCGGAGTGAACGTAAGCTGAATCTGACCTAAGTCGTTCTTGAAGAACGCATCAGTCGTAGACTCTCGGTTATACGTGAATGGTAGGTACGTATTGTTATACAGGACTGTCACCTCCTCTACATTCCGGTACGGTAACAAACTGAAGGCAGTACGCTGACCTGTCTCCTCGTACGTTACCGGATAGGCGCGCGCCAGGGTAGTGGTGTGCGTGACGTAAGCTGACTCAAAGAAGAGCGTGTTAGTGTCTACGGGATTGTGTCTGAAGTCTCCGAAAAACTGAGGGTCATCGAAAGCGATTATCCCGAAGTTAAGCGGCGCGTTACTAGCAGACCAGCGCGCGGTAAGCGCTACGGTCATGCGTTTACCTAGCGTTCGGTCGTCGTGCGCGACGCCGTGATGTGTATTGAATCCTCCAGGTGTCGTGTACTCAGACCATGCGTTCATCTGTGCGTTCCAGACCAGAAACTTTCGGGTAGTCAGGTCATCAGGCGACTCAGGAAGTGCGACGTACAGCTTTTTAGATGCGGGGTCGTATGCCATCCAGGGCAGTTCGTGATAGCGTACAGACGTCAGGATATTGAACCTATCTCGTACTTTAATGCTAAGTTCGTTAGTCACGTACTGCTCATTGTCCCCAGCAGTCAGATCGTATATTCCGCGATCAGATAGGTAAATCGCGAAGTTATCGGTCTTGACTACCGACCAGGGATTGAGCGCTCCGGTGTTAGAGACGTACTGTTGATTAGCGGAACTCTGTCCGAACGCCTGACCAGCTACCGCTGCGAACCTGACTACCGTCTGTTTTGTCAGAACAAACAACGAGTCCTGCCACTCGATCATAGCTGTCACGAACTCGCCACCACCCCCAGCGGATACCTGTAACTCAAATGCGTCGGCATCCTTAGTGTACTTGTCGTTAATCATGAAGTGTGAGTACGGTCGTCCGATTGCGTTAGTATCGAACACAGACGAAAACAGCACGGACAGAGGTCGTGATGTCATGCCTGACAGAGCGAGTCGTCCTTTGAATATTGATGCTGTACGAGGGAACACTCCGGTACGATAGTCTGCCCACTCACCCAGTCCGTATGCAGGAACCCACGAACCATCAGCTACAGTATCCGCAGAGGTACCTGCCGAACCCACCCATCTAGGTTCTGTATTAGCTACCTCAACGATCGCGTTAAACGGAACACCGATAGTATTGTGCGCCTCGAAACTTAAGAAGCGCGCTACAGTTCCGGTACCAGAAGGCAGTATTGCGGTACCACTAGCGTTCCATAGGAAGTAGTCACCGTACGTACCTCCGGCGCTGAAAGTATATCGAGGTTGCTGAGTTTCAGTATTGACCTTGACGCGTATGTTGTTACCTATTTGACCTACGGCGTTTCTGAATCTGATCTCTCTACGACGAACACCGTACACTGTCTGAGGTCGTTTAGCAGCATCCGTTGCGCCGAACGTAAAGAAGTTAGGTGCAGTTACCGCTCTGTTGTCAGGCGCGTAAACGTACCTTGCGCCGTCTGATAGTGTGTACTCGGTTGATGTCTGAGGTCTGATGACTCTCGCGAATGTCGAGTTAAACGCTGCTTTAGAGTAAGCGTAGATCGGGTATACCGGGTCGTCAGTAGTAGTACTGTCGATACGAAGATCTGTACGCAAGTCAATAGGTACCGCGACATTCTGATCGGTCTCGTACTGGTTAAACCTCGTGACGCTCTGAAAGAACTCGCTTCCGAAGTAGCGGTAAGCTTCTGCCCACCACTGCCAGGTAACGAAGACTACATCTACGATAGCGGTCTGAGACGCGATCGATGTGCCTAAAGTAAATGTCAGGTTCCCTGTACCACTGTTGTAGGATACTGTGATTGCTGGTGTGGGTACTCTATTAACAAACAGAAGGGTAGACGTTGGTGTCGCTGTAGCAAAGCGCTCAGCGTTAGGAAAGACGATAGATGTACCGGATATCGAAAGACGATCAGACTGCTCGACGGCAGTGACCTGAACGGGCGCGTTAGTTCCTGTAAAAAACAAGACACGAGGTTGCGCTTCGTTAGTGACGACTACTCCCGCTCTATTGTTTTCCGCGACGCTCGAAAATACGTTAGGTTTGTTGATGACTCTAGAAGCTTGTCCGTTATCCACTCGGTAGATCCCGATGTCGAGACCTTCTTTCTGAATCAGAAAGTTGTAACCTAGACCTGTAGTCAGAGACGAAGAAGTAACGCCGCGAGCAAACCCGGAGCGTTGATACAGTAGCGTAGTTCCTTTTCGCTTTTGGACTCGACCGCTGATGTCTACATCGACGTTAGACATCACGGGCGCGTCGCCCTCTTCAATAGTTAGAGCGCTTGCGGTCGTGTTAAGACCCCCTAAGCTAGTAGGTCTGATTCCCTCAGTTGCCATCAGTTACCACTCCACTTATTCCGTCCACGACGGTACATATTCGTTGACGCTGCCGGGACTTTTTGATTCACTGTTCGTTGTCTGAGCAGCATACGGTCGTACTCATTAGCAAACCCCTGAGCTAACCTCGGATCTCCTGTGTGCCTAGTTGCCATCAACGCAGAAGCTTTTTTGACGAGAAGCGGAACCAGATGATCCGGCAGGTCTAAGACTGATACTAGTGTCGTAGGTTGTGCGATACGACGAGTAACGTAGAAGAAGAACTTAGCGCGCTCCGGTGCAGTCGTAGGATACGGATTAACGCGTACTTTGTTGTTACCGTCATAGGTGTAACTGGCGCTGTGTCCTGTGATACTGCTGAATAGCTGTCGTGAGTCGAACTCCTCTTCATGTAGGAACGGAAGCATCTCGATGTTACCTAGCTCCCGCTGATATCCTACGTTGTACAGTTTAACGATCTGGGGGAGAGTAGCTGTTTCGTTCGCCCACGATACCGCGTTCACACGTCCGCGTAGGTGCTGCCAGTCGTGGTCTAAGCTCATCTCTTCTAGCGCGTCGGCGACGGTCTGCGCTGCGAGTCTAGTGACAGGAGTATTAAGCTGCTGTGTCGCGCGCTCACCTACGTTAACGAGAACTTGATTGATTGCCTGTATAAATGTAGTCATCGCTAAAAATAGAGAGAGCGCTTGACGCGCCCTCCCTCCTTAGTTGTTACACACTCTGAGACTGACTAGCGAGAGCGCCTGAGACGGCGCGGTGTAACTTACCGTAACGATCTTGCCAGTACCAAGCAGATCCTTGAAGATCTCGAATAACCTGCTCTGCTTCGTCTTTTAGTTCAGGTTCTAGTTTTTCGAGGAGAGACTTGATTCGTTCAGTCATACGTGTTTACTCCTTATACTCCTAAGTGGTGAATCAATACTGCGTGGTCAGGACGGTAGACCCTTGCTCCGTAGAGTTGATGTGCTACGAACAGATCAGCTAAGTACTCGGTCTGACGAGCGCTTTCGGTCTTAGGTGTTAACTGAATAGCTAGAGCTAACCAGTCGCTATGTACGACCATAGAGGTCTGAACCGGAGCGGTAGTGTTCGTGATACCTGCTGGTAGTCCGTTAGCAGAACCGCCTCCGTTGACTGGTAGTCCGAGTGGAGCGACGGTCGTTACGTTGTCTAGACCGATAGCTTGTTGAGATGGGTAGTACGGAGAACTAGCAGTCGCTACACCAGGAGTAGGTTGCGCGACGGCACCCGAACCGTTACGGTAACCAGTAGCAGAGTTGTTTCCGATGTTAGATGTCATCATCACAGGCAGACCGTACAACATACCGACGCGACCAGTCATTACGGGACGGTCGGATGTAAAGTCAAAGTTGACGAAGTTGTTATCGGACAGTAGGTCAGCGTAACCATTAGGAGATGTCAGAATCATCCGACCTTCTTCGGGTACATCCGCCTGGTCAAGGATCTCTTTAGCTGCAAGAATAGACGCAGCGTTAAGACCTACTAGGGCGTTAGCACTGACCGCTGCGAGTCGTTGAGAAGCGAAGGCGTTGATAGATGCGCGATGAGCTAGTACCCAGTTGTCGAGGTCACGAGCTAGAGCATAACCAGCTTCACGGGCGTACTCGGCACGTAGAGAGTACTTAGACTGGATGTTAATGATGTCCTCAATCAGGCAATCGTAGAGTCACTAGCTTTCGCGTAGTGTTCGGACTTTATCATGCGAGCTAACTCGCCCCGGCGTAAAGTCTCTGAGGATTCAAGACGACCCTTCTTGTTCAGAAGCTTGAGTTGGTTGTATATCTCGTAATCTCTTTCTGAGATTCGAATGTACCCAACCGCTCTACTGTTAACGAACTCGCTCAGCAAAATAGCTTGAGGTAGCTTCGTAACAAGAAAAGGTGTGAGTAGATCAGTAAACGCTCTGACTTGTTTCATTCTAGCGATACGGATCTGTTTCTTGGGTTTAGCTTTTGGGTTGTGTTGTGGGTAGTCTGCTGCCCACTGATAAACGCTGATGCCAAAGTCTTTTAGTATATCCACAGCGTAATCGATTGTTTCGATGTCTGTATTTACTAAATCGATCTGCGGCGCTAGTCTATCGTACCCTTTTGATTTATTGATCGTGATTCCTAGATAACCTTCGCCATCATAGAATCCAGCTAACCAAGATAGTCTTTTGACCTGCTGATTGTCCATTGTCGTCATTCCTTTTCTATTACCTGTAAGTGAAAGGACTTTAGGATGTTCCAGCATTTTGTCGGGTTTTATAAGCTCCTAGACTGGTAGGTTAAAGCTTGATTCCTTGTGCTTATCGACTGTGATAGTGAACTCAGTTTCGGTACGACCCTGCAACTGAACCGGAGTCTCAGGGAGCTTATCATGGACAGCAGCGCGTCCGATGTTAGGGATATGAACCAGGTCACCTTTACCGCCCTCAAAGTTAATCTTCTTTGTGTACTGAGACGCGAAAAACTTAGAGTCACGGAAGCGCTTAACTTCAGAGGACCACAGTTCCGGAATAAAGACTTGAGAGTTAAAGACGTTTACGCTATTACCGCGTAAGGATTGTTCGAGTGCCATTTGTGTTCGTGGTGTTTACTACTTGATTAGTCCATTCGCGTAAGCATACATGATCTGATCTGCATACTTAGCGTAGGTTTTTTCGTCCATACCCTCGATCTCTGCTCGTGTGAAACTACCGGGTTGCGCGGTTCCGGTTGCTCCTGCTGTGCTACGATCGAATGCTGGGACTTGCGTCGGTGCTTGAGTCGCCTGAATGTCATTCCAAAGCAGGCGCATTCCGTCTGGGTTGTCGAGCGCTGCCTTCATAGGTTCAGGCAGCTTATTAAATCGCTCAAGGATTAGAGACTCGCGACGAGCGTACTCTTGCTGATCTACTCCCCACTCTGACATCATAGAGCGCTTCTGCGCCTCGATCTGCTGCTGAGCTACAAAGTCCATCTGTTGTTGGAACGTTTCGGGTCGAATACCGAAAAACTTCTCCATCAAACTTGCTAGCTGCTGCAACTCTTCAGGTGATTGAGTTGATGTTTCAGACGCTTCCGGTTGCGTAGGAACTTGCTCAGCACTCGGTTGAGTCGGTTCCGCTGCTGGTTGCGTCGTAGGTACGGTCTGAGGTGCCGCCTGTAGCGCTGCTAAACGCGCTTCCAGGTCAGACATCGTCGGTTGACCTTGAGGCACCTGCACGGGCGTTGTAGGCACCGTAGCGGGCACGTCAGGTTGTTGTTGTTGCCCAGGGACAAGCCCCATTTGAGCGAACTGATTTTGGAGCGCTAGATCTTGTGCGCTTGCTTCTGTGTCGGTTACGATCTGTGCGCGTCCGTTATTTGTGGTTCTCATGATATTGGTGGTAGTCCTCCGAGTGATTGCGTTAACATACTCATGTCGCCTGTCACATTAGGTAGCGCCATCATTCCGTCTACTGCTGACTGCCCGCCCATGTTCCGAAGCTGAGCGGTCATCGGGTCTTCAGGCGGAAGCGCTTCGCTAGTTGACTCGACCTCTTTGATATAAGAGTCGGGGTTTTCAAAGCCAAAATGCTGGACGATATCTAGCAGAACTTGGTAGTAGTTTACGTGCTGACTCATCTGCTCGAACTGCGCTGTAGCTTGTAGGAAGTCTAGACGCGTCTGAATGTATCGCTCACGGTCAGTAACAAAATCAGAACCTAGAGGTCTGATCTGGAAGTCGTTCGTGAAGTCTTCCGCGCCCACAGCAAGATACTCGATCTCGCCATTCCCACCAACAACGCGAATGACTTCTTCCTCAGTAACGAACTGCTGCAAACCTCGAAATACTTTATTGAGGAGCGGTATAAGTGAGGTTTCCTCGATGTGCTTGTGTACTCCTGATAACCTGTTGCCCCCGGCATCTCGGACAGCTTGAATCTCAGCAGCAGTGACGCGCTCACCTCCCCGTGCCATACCGACTCCAATAAGAGCGCCTGCACCGAAAACCTTATCGATACGACTTTCCTGATACTGCGCCTCTTCAAACGATATGTTGTACTGATTGGGCATCGCGACTGGTTGCAGCGCTCCGTGATTCTCGACTTCAAAGACCTTACCTGGAGCACTGTACACCTCTTCTGGGGTTAACATACTATCTTGAGTCATAGTCCACATAGAGTTGATGGATAGCTCAAGGTTATCGAGTCGCTGATTAGTGATGCTGTTCAGTTCATGAAGCGCGCCGAGGGTTGGTTGAATAGCACCGATTCCGTAGGGTTGCCTGACTACCGGAATGTATGTGCCGACGATGAACGGTTTACCGCCCCAGTACGGGTTGTTTTCGAAACGAACAAGCTTACCGCCCATGACTGTAGCGACTACATCTTTGTAGGTTGTACCGTCGATATGAACATCACCCCAATACTCAAGAAGCTCGACCGCCTCCGTCATCGAGTGCGGTTGAACCTCGATAC